AGAATCGAAAAGAGATAGCTATGGAGCGGACGCAGTACATTCTGAGTTCATCAGTCTGCAATTGCGAATACTCTGACTTTTCCAGCAGCTTCATTCTTTGTAACTAGTTTTCCAAGATAATACGTACTCCGAGGCGATCATCGGTTACCACAAAGGGTGGCCGTTCCGATGGCCCGGGCAAATAGCATTCGAAGTTTTCAACCTTCTCCAACTATCGCTGTAATATTTCAGAAAGCTCTTAGTGATTTCCATTCAAGGAAGTAACCTAGAGCATCACTGAATATACCAGCAGTTGAGATGGAAGCATTCGGACCAGCCGAAGAAGAGTGGTGGAATGTCCACACAAGGCTCTTCTTAGGATCTTGACCCTCTTTCACCCCGAGCATAGTTATTGCCTTCTTCACATGGTAGATCTCCCACATAGGAGAGACCCCAGAAAATGGGTCCGTAATGGTACCCAGTTTCAGTGAGGGACGACAATTAATTACTCGATATACTGATAGTACAGTAAGCACCCCCTTAATAGACAGTGGGTCGTTGTAAAGTATTACATCACGGAGCCCACTCGGAATAATAGAGGGAATCCCTCTCTTATGACGAACGTACGGAGCATTTTGTGCTCTAACGTAAGGGTCTCCTGATAGCGTTTTAAAGACTATTATTTGACACTCTTTCAGGTATTTCACAGTATGTGTTTTCCCTGAAAGCGTTCATATTCGAAGGATCGCTTTCCCAAGAGTCCGAAACTCTTTGTCGAAAGTGGATTGGTTCATCAGAGCTCCCGCGAACCGGACATACTTAAGAAGTTCTCTTTTAAGAAGAGTTACATCTTTAAGTTGCCGGTCTTGAGGAATTGAAAACTTTCGTTTAAGCATTGTAGTTACAGTTATTAGTTTTAATAGCTCGTGGCTATGATGTATTAGATGTTTAGTTTTCAGTTGCAAAGTGGTGCAAAAGGGGTTATCAACCCTATAGCAATGACCAAGTGGACTAGTAATGCCGGATGGCACCACGTACCACAAAGACGCCGATCGGTCGACTGACCTGAAAGGCGTTGGTGTTTGGTGCCTCATTGCGGGCATACTCCCAAATGTGGCTCTCTTTCCGAGAGTTATTCACGAAAGTGGGGAGCAGAAGCTATGCCTAAGCTAGGCATA